CGGAGCTTTGTACAGAACTTCACGGATCTCCGGCACATTGTGATCATTGGTCAGTACCCATCTTTTCTGGATGGGGTGCTGCACATTTCTGTTGAAGATGATTATACAGTTGCCAAGGATGAGCGCATGCTCCGTAAGCTGCTGGCCGCCTGCCGGGATTTCTGGGTTACGGATCCCTTTATTTTCGCTTCAGATGATATTTTCCTGCTTAAACCGCTGGGCATGAAGGAACTTACCGGCTGGCATTTTGGAGATATTCCTGCCGAGCCTGTGAGTGGAAAACCATGGGAAAGCAGCTGCTTACGCACACGCAGCTATCTGGAGCAAAACGGGTTGAAGTACAAAAACTTTGACCTGGCACACTCTCCTCAGCCGATGAATAAGGAGAAGATCCTGAAATGGGTTACTGGGGTGGATCCAACCGGAAAAACTGTTTCTTCCCTGGTGCTGAATTCCCTGAAAGTAAAAGGTAAGGATGCCAGACCCTTTCATGAGCTGATACGCGAACAATTGAATACTGAGGGCATTACCAAACGGTTGGCTGGAAAAACATCCTTTAACGTGAATGATTTTGCCCTGACCACGGACATGAAACGATTCCTGGATACAACATTTCCTGATCCCACCCGGGCTGAGCGGTTTGATGTATCTGGCAATGCAGCCAAGGATTATCAGCATTATCTCGATACTGACCGGCCCTACTGGTATGGGGTTGAATTGATTGAGCAATACAGCCGGAACCGGATATTGCTCAAATTTTTGAAAGCCAAAGGGGAAACCACTCTCACCAGGCGAAAATTGGAAATTAACCTCGAAGTAATCAGCCGAAAATGGAAAAGATAGTTGCCTGGCTAAATTCCGGGCGGGATTATTACCAGGGATTGGCCCTATTGCATGAGTTCAGTAAGAACCGTCAGCTGCTGCAGGCATTAACTCGCAGAGCCATGCCTGATAAGCTGGAATATGAGCTTAAAAAAATGGTGCCCAAAGGATCTGATATCCAACAGCCGGTTAAAAAAGTTAAGGCAGTGGTACCCTCGCCGGAACCGGAACCTGGTAGAATGAAAATCATCAGGAACGGCAACACGATAAAGCTGGAAGATTTGCCGCCACGCCTGCAAAAGCTTTTCCTTGAAAATACTGAGATGTACAAGAAAATGAGAGCCTTGCATGAGCGTGCAAAGCTCGTTCAGGATGACAGCGCCCGGGGAAAAGTTACCAGGCAACTGGTTGAATTTGACAGCAAGGTGCGGGAGAACTGGGCGGTTATCGACTCCTGGGATGGACAGCCGGATGTGCCCGGTGGAGCGATCGATCACCGGCGGATCAATGCCAACCGGAAAATGATTACCTATAATCGCACAAAACTCGACAAACTGCCTGAGAAGGAACGCCAACAGATGAAAGCAAAAATGCAGACCCGGATCGATGAGCTGATTGCTGCAGGAGAAAATCTGAACCGGATAAAATCTGATTTACTTAACCAGGGATTCAAACTGTAATGGGAAGAATGAGCAAACTGGACCACATCCATGATAAACTATTCCTGGATGATTCTGAGAGCCTGACACCATTAGAACAGAAGATGGTTTTACGCTACAATGCCGCCTTTACCATTTGGCTGGATAAGCCAACATTAACGGAACGTCAGATTGTGACGCACCTGGTTAAAAATTATGATATCGGTCGTACACAGGCTATTCAGGATGTAAAGAATATCAAATATCTCCTGGGCAACGTAAATAATGCCGCAAAGGAATGGCAGCGCTATAAGGTGATTTACATGATAGACGAAGCCTACCGGATAGCCAAACTTCAGGAGAATCCGAAGGCAATGGCCATGCTGATTGACAAATTGGGAAAATACACCAATCTCGATAAAGAGGATGCCAGGGAAAAACCATGGGAAGAAATATTGCCACAGCCATTTGAGCCCACCAGTGATCCTACCGTTATTGGCATTAAGCCTATTCCTAATCTTCGGGAGAAGATGGACCGGATGAAAAAGAAATATTTAGAAATGATCGATATCGAGGATGTGACTCATGAACCAGCCGGACCAGGAGGAGAATAAGCGGGTATATTTTAATGATTGTCAGATGGAAGCCATGTTTACGGCTGCCCACACTGAAATCATTGTTGCCGGCCGCCGGTTTGGCAAATCGCATGGTATTATCGGGCCCCGGGTGCTTCGAAATGTTCAGGCCATGCCCAGGAGTTCAGGAGCCTTTGTCGGATCCTCATTTCAGAAGTTGCTCACCCAAACTCTCGCTGGCACACTCACCGCCCTTGAGATGATGGGATATCGCCGGGGTGAGCATTATTATATCGGACAAAAACCACCGAAAAGCGCAAATTTCAAGGTGCCATATATAAACCCGGCATCCTATGATCATGTGATCGCCTGGTATAATGGATCCATTCAGTATCTGATCAGCCAGGACCGTATAGGTACCTCCAACTCCATGACATTGGATTACCTGATCATGGATGAAGCCAAGGATCTTAATTTTGATAAACTGAAATCGGAAACCTTCCCGGCAAACGGGGGATACAAAGGATATTTTGGCCATTGTTGCTGGCATCATGGTTTGCTGATTGTCAGTGATATGCCAACATCAAAAAAAGGCTCCTGGTTCCTGAACTATAAGGACAAGATGGATCCGGAACTGATTGAGACTATCCAGGGCATGGTATATGAGCAGTGGAGACTGAAAGAGCAGTTAAAGACTCAAAAGAGTGAAAGCTGCAGACACAGGCTCGGGTACATCAACAGGGATCTCAACCGTTTACGGAGTATTGCTGTGTACTATCGTGAGTGGAGCTCGATTGAGAACATGCTGGTACTGGGTGAAAAGTATATTGCTCAGATGAAGCGGGATCTCCCGCCCATGGTTTTTCTCACCTCTATCCTATCCAAAAGGGTAACCAAGCTGAAGGATGGATTCTATCCAGCACTAAAAGAGGACGTGCATTATTACACTGCTTACAATAACAGCTATCTGGACAGCCTGAACTATGACATTGAGAAAGCTAAGGATCAGGACTGCAGGCAGGATGCTGATCTGAACTTTGACAGGCCTATCTGTATAGCCTTGGACTACAATGCAAACATCAACTGGTTGGTATGTGGACAGCAAGAAGGATTGAAGATGCGAACACTCAAATCCTTCTATGTGAAGTATGAGCGTAAGATCAGGGAAGTATGCCAGGACTTTGCAAAGTATTATCGCTATCACAGAGAGAAGAAGGTGATCTACTACTATGACAACACGGCACTGTCCTCTAACTATGCGGTTGCAGGTGAGGCTGACTATGCCGAGGTGATCACTGATGAGCTGGTCAGGTTAGGCTGGAAGGTGGACAGGCAGCACATAGGCAACCCATTGAAACATCATGAGAAGTTCATCATGATTGACCAGGCATTGAAAGGACAGAACTTTCTATTTCCTGTATTCAATAAGCCCAACAGTGAGGCGCTCATCCTGGGCATGGAACAGTGTGGCGTGAAGGTTGGTCCATTAGGCTTTCAGAAGGACAAAGCAGGTGAGAAGCTGGCAGAGAATGAGGAAGATAAGCTTGAGTTCAGAACAGATGGCAGCGATGCCTGGGACACGCTCTTTATCGGCATGAACCGATTCCCGGTAAGCGACAGCGGAAGTGGATTCTCCACGACCATGATTTAAACTGTAATTACATACACGCTCAACCGATTGCGCTATCATATAACGTGATTTCGGGCAACTGTAATTACAGTACCGGGACAGGGCGGTGCGGGGTCAACTCCGACATTTTGGCTAACCGAAAGCAAAAACGGGTTAATAATTGATTAAATGACAGTTATAAACACAAACTTTCCCCGTAACGGTTGACCGGTGCCTTTGTTATGTCCTTTACCGGCTAGCATGCTCCAGATATATTCGATGAAAAATTCTGAAGGATGATTCATCTCACGGAGGCCCGCAAGATTATTGAGTCAGGTGAACCCATTGCCATCGGCTTCTGGAAAGAGGATGGCACACCGGTGGAAGCCGACAACGTGGTGTGCACCAGTTCGAGCTTTCATCATAACACATTCAATCTGAAATTCAAAACATCAAATCAATTCCGAAAAGTGCATGCTGTACTGGTGTACCACGTAAACGGAACGGAGGTAGTATTATGACTGAAGTTGATTTTTTCGAGATAGCATCCGGGGTATCAGCAATTGTTACCCAAACGGATGAAATAAATACTTTCGAGAATACCATCATCACTCCCAGACAGATGGAGGGTGTTCGCGGGTATGTTCCATGGGGTGAGAGCGATGATCTGCCGAATAAGATTCTGCAATTTGTTGGTAAAAATGAGATCCTCAGTGCCAACATCCAGTTCAACATCTCATCCATCTATGGGTTAGGGATAAAAGTTCAGGAGAAAACACCGGATGGTTACCAGGATACAACTGATCCAAGGGTTCTGGAGTTCCTTGACAATAACGACCTGGACAATTATCTCCTGGAACAAATCACCGACCTGGCTTATTTTTACAATCCGTTCCCTGAAATCATTCTATCGAAGTCTGGTAATCAGATCCTGATGATCAACAGCAAGGAAGCCATGTATTCGCGCTGGGAAACCATGAATCCCAGTACCGGAAAAATAGAAAATCATCTCTACTCTGCTGAATTTCCAAACCTCAGGGCCAATAACGAGAATACCGAATTTACTCCGGTGCTGGATAAGCGTAATCCATTACAGGATTTACGTATCAGGGTTGCATCTCGTAAAGGAAAATCCTTCCGGTACATCATCCCGATCAACTACCCCACCCCGGGATTGTCGTATTATCAGCGCCCGCACTGGTGGTCAGTATTTGAATCCGGATGGTATGATATCGCCATGCTGATCCCGGCCTACAAAAAAGCTTTGATGACCAATCAGATGACCATCAAATATCATGTGCAGCTCCACAAGGATTATTTCAAAAACATCTGGGAAAACGAATCGATCACCGATAAGGCCAAACAGGATGAGCGCAAAAAAACAGAACTCGCCAACCTGAAGAACTTTCTCTCAGGTGTGGAGAAGTCCGGTAAAACCCTGATCAGCCAGATCAACTATACCCATGAAGGGAAGGAAACCCCGATGATCAAGATCGAAGCCCTGGATAATAAATTCACTGGGAATGAGTATCTGGATGATACGGATGTTGCCGGTAATATGCTCAGCTATGCCATGGGAGTGCACCCGAATCTGATCGGCGCATCTCCCGGGAAGAATGGAGCTTCCCTGGGCGGAACTGACAAGCGTGAACTGTTCACCATCAAGCAAGCCCTGGTTAAACCATTCCGGAATATTATTCTCAAGCCGCTGAACCTGATCAAGAACTTCAATAAGTGGCCAACCAATATTGAGTTTGTGATTCCGGATATCGCGCTCACCACCCTGGATAAAGGAACTGATAAGAAAACTGTAACCCTCGAATAATGGCAAACCTGATTACAAGCTTTCAGCAGATGCAGATGTTTATCCCTACCATTATTGGTAACGGTGATTTCAATCTGTATAAGACTTACCGGGATGATGCGGAAACATACCTGGTGAATGATATCATCGGCACGGCGTTATTTGAAGATTTGATGGAGAACCATGCCGGATCAAGTGGATTCACTGCCGACTGGGGGAAAGCATTGATGATGTGTCGCGCGATTGTGGCCCTAAAAGCCTACTCAATAGCCATTCCATTCCTCGATCTGGTGCAAACATCAAACGGTTTTGCTGTTGCCATGAACACCAATCAGGCCCCGGCATCAAAGGAACGGGTGAAGGCTTTGCGGGATGGCGTTCAACAGCGGCTGAATGATGCGATCGAATCACTGCTGAAACACCTGGACGAGCATACCGATGTATTCGATGCCTGGCTCGAAGCTCCAAGTTATACCCAGCGGCACAACCTGCTGATCACTTCAGCCAAGGATTTCAACAAATACCTGAACATCAAAAACTCGCACCTGCTTTACCTGCAATTGGTGCCGATGATTCAGTATGTTGAGGATCTGCACATCAATCCCACGATCTCAGAGGATCTGACGGATCTGATTAAGGCAGAGGTAATGGAAGATACTCTCAGTGAAGCGAACGCAGTTATCCTGCCTCACCTGAAAAATGCAGTAGTGAACCTCACAATGGCAGTGGCCATTGACAGGCTGGCCGTTACGATCGATCCGGATGGGATCAAGCTGGCCTATTCGATTGGAGAAACCAGCTATTCAGATGTGAACAGGAATAAGGTACTGGCAGATAAATATGAGCAGCAGGGTATGTTCTACCTGAGAAAGGTGCTGCAGTACATCCTTACTCACCTCAGTTCCTTCCCTGCTTATTCTGACAGCGATGTGTATATCGATCAGACCGCAGGATATCTCGGGCATACGAATGAAGAAACGGATTCCATATTTGTGGCCGGCGTATGAGAACCATCGACATAAAACTCCCTGCCTCCTGGATGGATATTCCCGCTGACCTGGCTGTTAAATTGTCCGGACTGCTCCATGATCCGAAGAGCAGTTCTGATTTTTTGGTGAAGGCATTTCTTCTGCTGAGCGGGATCCGGCCGATCCGTAAGTCTCCGGTTTATGACAACCAGGTTAAACTATACTGGTTCCGGATGGGTAAATCAAAATTCTTACTGAGCAACCTGCAGCTGACCGGTGCCTCATTAAAGCTCCGGCACCTCCTTAATATTGAGCATATACCGATCACCGTATGGAAAGGATCATCCTTCTGGTTCCGGCCGCCGGTTTATGGTTTGTATCAGATGACTGTTGCCGGGTACCTGAACTGTGAGAATCATTTTGCCGCCTACTCATCCAATGGAAGTGAAAAGCACCTGGTGCAGCTGGCTCTTAACTTATGGGTTCCGCGGTGGTTCACCTGGCACCCAGCCGGCCGGATCACTAAGCTCAGCCCGGAAGTAAAAAGTTCCATCAGTTTATTTTATACCGGCAGTCGCGCGTTCCTGGCTGAGCAGTTCCCTAACCTGTTCAAACCATCGGAGGGTACCGGTGAATCCGGAGATGTTACCCAGATGATCCGCACACTGAATAACGGAGATGTTACCAGGAATGAATCTATACTTAAAGTGCAATTGTGGGACGCACTCAAACAACTGGAAGATATGGCCATACAGGCTGAACGAATTAAACAATCCCTGAAAAAATGACATTCGATGTAGTTGCATATTTCCGGACCATCCAGGAAGAGCTTAAACTCCTCCGGGGATCGAACCGGTTTTTTCGGGTGACGGGTATCGGGCACCTCGAGGAGCTGATGAATAACCAGAGAGTGGCGAGATATCCAATTTTATGCGTGGATGATTCTCAGGATGGTTACATCTCTGAGCAGGGAGGCGGGTACATGGACAGTCGCTATTATTCCATCTTCATACTCTCGCAGGTGAAGCCCGGCAATGATGAGGACCGGAATATCCAGATGGCCGTATGCCGAACCATCTTCAGCAAGATCCTGTCGAAGCTGGTAAAGGATGCCGGGGAATATCCCAATGATATGGTATGGCTGCATCCCGACCGGGTAAAGTATGATGAGGTAGGTTACCTGGCTGATAACCTGTTTGGGATACACTTTGGATTCACTGTTGAAACTCCGGAGGATC